ATAATGTAATGTTAGCAATTAAATACACAGTAAATCAATATAATGATTTTTATACGTGTATTTTTAAGAATAAATTATTTATAATCAATAAAAAACGTGCTAAAATAATAAAAAGATGAAAGGATTTTTCGCTTGCCAGAGGGACCTGAAGTCAAACTTTTTGTTGACAAAATAAACGATAACTATTTAAATAAAACTGTTAAAAACATTGAAGTTTTAAGTGGCAGATATTTAAAAAAGCCTATTGAAAACTTGTTCGTTTTAAAAGGCAGAAAACTAAAAGAAACAAGCTGTAAAGGTAAATTTATTTATTTTAACTTTGATGATGAATATTTTGTATTTAATACTTTAGGTATGACAGGATCTTGGTCAGCAAATAAAAATAAGCAGTCAAGAATTGAAATTGAATTTAAAGACGAATCAAAATTATATTTTAGTGATACTAGAAATTTTGGAACATTTCAAATTAAGTCTAAAGTTGATTTAGATAAAAAATTAAAGTCAATTGGATTTGATATGCTTTCAAATCCTCCCGGCATTGAAGATTTCATTAAAGCTTTGCGTAAAAGAAATCATAAAAACATATGTGAAGTGTTAATGAATCAAAATGTTATTTCTGGAGTAGGAAACTATTTGAAGGCTGAATCTTTATGGTATTCGCGTATTAATCCACATGCTAAGATAGAAAATTTAACAGACTTCAATCTAGATATCTTGTATAAAGCAATCATTTATACAATAAACAAGTCATATCAGAGTCAAGGTGCAACAATAAAGTCTTACTATACTTTTGATGGAGAAGCTGGTAGTTCATCACATGACTTTGTTGTATATGGTAAGTTTAAAGACTATAACGGTGACGAAGTGATTAAAGAAGAAACTTTAGACAAGAGAACAACACATTGGTCGCCAGCTAGACAAACAATTATTTAAGATGAAGTCTTTAGATAGAAGATTAAAAACTGGAGTATTATTAAGATATACTTTTTTATATTCACATATCACAGAGTTAGGTTTACTTTTAAATGTTGACGATGATCATAACTTTGGTGCATTGTTAATAATATTAGTAAAAAAAGAAATTATAAAAATTCCTCTTTTACATATCAGATACGAGATAATAGGAGAAAACAAATGAGTACAAAACAAATTATAAGCTATACTGACAATATTCAGATTTATAAAGATGATTTGTTTGAAACAGATACAGATGCAATATATCTTCAGTTTACTAATGTTAAAGAATCAACTATTCTTTTAGATAGTTTAACTCAAAACAATTCTTTGACACTAAAAATAGATTTAGATGAATTTTTAGAAGTTATTGAAAACTTAAAAGAAAAGATTGATTAATGAATATTTTTATTTTAGATGCTGACACTAAAAAAGCTGCTGATTATCATTGTGATAAGCATGTTGTAAAAATGATTCTTGAGTCTGCACAAATGCTTTCTACATCTCATTGGATAAAGTTACTTGAAAAGTACGATAAAAAGCTAAGTGACTTCAAAAGAGTTAAAGATGCAAAGTATTTCTTAGAAGAGATTTGTTCCTCAGAAGAAAAACCTCCCTACAAAATGACACATGTTCATCATCCTTGTAGTATATGGACTTATCAAACATCACAGAATTATAACTGGCATCTTTCTTTATTGATAGAATTGTGTAGTTCTTATACTGAAAGGTATAAAAGAGTTCACAAAACCTCACAGTATATTGACTGGTTTAGGTCTAATATGCCTTATAACATTTCTACAGTTGGATTAACAGATTTTCCTATATGTATGGATGAAAAGTATAAAGTTTCAAATAATCCTATAGAATGTTATAGAAATTATTATTTAGAAGGGAAATCTCATTTTGCAAAATGGAAATATACTGATACTCCAGAATGGTATCGAAAAGGAATACACACTATCTAAAAATGATATTGGAAGAATAGCGAATATTACAATGACAATCATGTCAAAAGTAACTGATTTAACAGTAACTTATAAGTATTGTATTTTTAATAGACTGTATACGAACGATGCTCTAAGTGTCGGGCAGATAATGAAAACTAACGGTGAGTTTTTAGATGTTCCGAATGACTCAAAAATTCGTGTAACTTTTGAATTTTTAAATTAAAATATATAAAAAAGGAGAAAAAATGAGAATTGGAATTACAGGTGAAAAAGGATTTATTGCAAGAAACTTAGCATTACATATTGAAAAAAGTGGACATGAATTTATTTCAATTGATGATTATACTAGAGATATAAGTAAATTTTATAAACAGGAAACTGGCGAAACATGTGTTTATTTGAATTCGTCTAGTGAATGGTATGAAATATTTCAAGATTTAAAACTCGACGTCATTGTGCACAATGCAGCTGTTGTTGGAACAGATGTTGTATTGTTAAATCCACAACATGCTTTAATGACCAATGTAATTGGTACACAAAATATAATTGATGCTGCTAACAAAGCAAACATGTTAAATGTTTATTTAGGCACGACAGTAATTTATGACACATTTTTATATCAGGACGTCGATATTCTTGAAGATAGTAGAATTAATCCTAGAACAAACTATGCAGTACAAAAATATGCTGCTGAAATGTTAACTCGAAACAACGCAAAAGAATGGTTAGTTATGAGACCTTTATTTGCATATGGTGGTGAAGGCGATATGAATTCTTTAATTTCAAAAACTTTATATGGCGTTAAAAACAATTTAAAACAAATCGATATGTTTTTAAATCCTGATAAGATTAAAGATTATATGCATGTTGATGATTTTTGTAACGCAATTATGATTGCTATTAATAGTGATGTAAGAAACGAACATTTTAATATGACTGCAAGAAACCCAGTAATTACAAAAGAAATAATCAATATTATCGAAGATGTAGTAAATGCTAATGTAAATGATGTAGTTAAATGGCATAAAAATACTGACTATCTTGGAAATCACAGACTATCTAGAGATAAATTCGATAAAACATTTGGAGAAGTTGACACAATAAGCCTTAAACAAGGCATACAAATGTCATGGAAATCAATAATAAGAAGTAATGATAACTACAATCCAATAAAATATTTAAACGAAGCAAAAGAAAAAGATATGGCTTTAGAAGATAAATTTCCAGATGCTTCTCATTTAAATTAATCTTATTTACTTGGATTACCTTTCGTAACGTTATATTTAGGCATAAGGAGAAAACTTATGTCTAGAAAATCATCTAAAATAGAGAAACAATGTCAAGAATGTAAAAAAACTTATTTTATTGCGCCTTCAAAAGCAGATAAATCTAAATTTTGTAGTAGAGAATGTAGAGTTAATAATTCACGAGTTCACACAACAAAAGGCAATTGTTTAAGTTGTAACAAAGAATTTATAGTAAAAAGAAATAAAAAATACTGCTCTAGAGAATGTTATAACAAAGAGGTAAAAAACGAAGTACTGCAAATCAAGTGTCAGTCTTGCGGAAAAGATTATGAAAAGCCAAAAAATAGAGCTACAAAATATTGCAGTAAAACATGTCAACATATTGCTCAAAGTAGCGGATTAGCTGAAGTTCCATCAAATGGTCGTATGGGCTTTAGACATGACTTAAACCCTAATTACTTCTTTAAGTCTTCTTTAGAAGCAGATTATGCTAGATGGTGTGAATCAATTGGCAAGTCATATATATATGAACATAAAACATTCACAGTTCAGTATAAAGGTAAGGATAAACAATATACTCCTGATTTTTATCATCCAGACGAAGATAGATATGTTGAAACAAAAGCAATAAGAAGAGATAGAAAATTTAATTCAAATCTTCTTGCTGCTGATATTTTAAAAGCGCAAGGTGTTAACATAGATGTTTTACTAATGCACGAGTTTTATACACAAATAAAACAAAGTGGTCATTATTGGCTTATTGATAACATAGAAAACAAAAACTATAATGGCACAAAACATTTAATTTATTTAAAAAAGAAAGCTTAAAATGTATGCAATCGGTGAATTAGTTAAAATTTATCTATTTCAAGAAGATAAGTTTATCATTAAAAAAGATGAAAGTAATTGTGAATATGGAGTAATTCTTGAAATAAAAAGAATTAACAAAGCTAATGCTTATAAAGTTGTTGTCAATAATAAAATATTTTATACTATTGAAACATATATGGAAAAAATATAAAATGAGTGTAGAAATAAATTTAAAAGAAATAATAAGCAAAAGAACACCAAAAGTTGGCGATTTAGTTAATATACTACACCAAGTATCAGTCCCTAAACATGTTTATAATGACTGTTTGGTTGTTGAAATAACAGAATCTAAAAAAAACTATCCACAATATACTTACAATTCACCTGAGCTTGTTTACAAAGTATTATATAAAAACACAATAAAGAAATTTAGAGAAACTCATATTTCAATATATGTTTCAAAAAGGCTTAATAATGAATAAAAACAGCAACAAAGGAATAGTATCTGTTGTTATATTATTTGCTGCAGCAGTTCTTGCAATATTTAGCATCGGCGTTGTTAATATCGGTCATGTCTCAATAGAATCAAATACTCATAAACAAAACTTAGACTCTTGTGCTATTTTGCTCGGAAATAAAATAATATCATCAAATCAAGATATATGCAACCAAGACTTTATGAATTCTTGCTTAATTGACATACACAATTCAGAAGCTAATGGCGACTGTCAAGATATAAGTGACAATTGCGATGATAAGCTATGTGAAAGAAAATTTAATATAAGTTCAACATACTCGATTCTAGAAGGACAAGAAACAACAAATAGTGTAAATATAAAGTTTA